GGAGATGAATGCCCGGGGCCTTTACGTTGCGCCGGGACAATGGATCGAGACTGACGAAGTCCGGGGCCAGCCCCCAGAAAACGCGGTGATCAGTTTCTGGGCCAGCGGGCTGGCGAGCCCCTTCGTCTCCTGGGGCACCCGGATCGAGCGCTATGTACGCGCTCTTGCATCGGGCGATCCTGACCAGGTGCAGACAGCGCTGAATGCCGGGTTCGGCGAGTGTTTTACTCCCGCTGCAGGCCGTGATGCGTTGGACTGGCAGGAGATCCTGCAGCGTCGCGAACCTTACCGCATGAAAGAGGTACCCGGCGGCGTCCTGCGGCTCGGCATGGGCGTCGATGTGCAGAAGCTGTCACTCTATTACACGATCCGTGGTTTCGGGGCGCGGGGAAGGTCCTGGCTTATCGATCGGGGTCAATTGTTCGGCCCCACAGACGATGACGAGGTTTGGAACGCCCTTGCCGACCTGATGCTCTCGCCCATCGCGGGGCTGCAGATCGAGCGGGTGTTCGTCGACTCAGGGTTCCGGCCGAACAAGCCCGACGCCGGTGACGAGCACAAGGTCTATGAATTTACACGGCGGTATCCGTGGCTGGTCTCTCCCACCAAGGGCCGGGCGACCATGTCGCCGCCCTACCGGGTGTCGAAGATCGAGGTGACGCCGCGCGGCAAAAGGGCAACCTATTCAATCGACCTCGTCTGGCTATCGACCGACTTCTTCAAGTCGCTGCTCGTCTCAAGGATCCGGACGCCGCTTGACCAGCCGGGCTCCTTCATTGTGCCGGATGATATCGACGAGGATTACGCGAAGCAGCTCGTCTCGGAGGTACGCGTCGTCGATGGCGCGACGGGCAAGCCGCAGTGGGTCCAGAAGTCGCGGGCAAACCACTATCTCGACTGCGAGGCTCTCGCCATGGCGATCGGCTACTCGCTCAACGTCCAGCGCATTCCTGATGGTGTGGTGCGGGAAGGCCGGGCTGTTGATGCCACAGCGGCGGCGGAAGATGAGAACACTCCCGTCACGGAAATATCATCAGCCAGAGCGGTTCCCGCGCTGGCAGCGGCAGCGATGCCGGATTTGCGCTCCCGCTTTGCCGGGCTGTCGTCTCGACTGAACAGGTGACCTGATGGGCATGATGGACCGGATGCGGGATTGGCTGGCGCCGTCCCGCGCGAAATCCCTCACGCCTCCGTCAATCCGCGCCGACTTCATGCGCGGCAATCGCGGTGTGGTGTTTGGCGGCTGGCGGCCGGCGCTCCGGGAAGCTGCAGACGATGTCGGGTCCTCCTGGGATCTCGCCGCCGCGCGCACCATCGACCTGATCCAGAACTCGGGCTGGATGGCAGGCGCCATCGATCAGGCGGTCGCCAACACTGTGGGGACAGGGCTCCGGCTCAAGGCCATGCCGGAGAATGACCTCTTCGGCATGAGCAATGCCGAGGCTGAGGCATGGGCCCAGACGGTCGAGCAGCGCTGGAGCCTGTGGGCCGAGAAGCCCTATGAATGTGATATCGAAGGACGCCGTTCATTTGGTCTCCTCCAGGCCGCAGCCTTCCGCTCCTGGTTCGCGACTGGCGAGATCTGGGCCGAACTGCCATGGCGGGAACGTCCGGGCGGCCGCTACGGCACCAAGGTCCGGCTGGTGCCCTCGCACCGCATCGTCCGCCGCAACGATAATCTGCGCGGCATGGTGCAGGGCGTACGCATGGATGGTGACGGGCTTCCCGTCTCCTATCTCGCCACGCGCAAGAATCTGCTGAACGGATACACGCAAGAATACGAGGTCGCCGCGCGAGATCCGATGGGCCGCGCCCGGGTCATCCACGTCTTCGACGGCATGCCGGGGCAGGTGCGGGGCATCAGCCCTCTCACACCGGCGCTGCAGGTGGCGCGCCAGTTCGACCAGCTGTCGGATGCCACGCTGACAGCGGCGATCCTGCAGACAGTCTTCGCGGCATCGATCACATCCGATGAACCGACGGAGGAGGTTCTCTCAGGTCTGCTGACACCGCAGGAACAGGCACGGCTTTCCGCCAGCGGCATCTCGCCGTGGGACGCCTATATCCAGGCGCAGTCGGGCTGGTACGACAATGCCACCATCAATCTTGGCATCAATGGCCGGATTGCCCATCTGTTTCCGGGCCAGAAGCTCGAGCTTCACCGCGCCCAGCACCCGCATTCGGACTATCGCGACTTTGCAGCGCATCTGCTCCGTGAACTGGCCCGCTGCATGGGGCTCACCTACGAGAGCGCAACGGCGGACTACACCAACGCCACCTATTCCAGCGTCCGCATGGCGTCGGGAGAGATCTTCCAGATCACCCTCTATCGCCGGGCGCATATCCTCGCTCCCTTCTGTTCGGCCATCTACGAGGCGTGGCTGGAAGAGGAGATCGCCAGGGGCGGCATACCCTTCCCGGGCGGCCTTGAAGGGTTCCTCGCCAACCGCTCGGCGGCGTCCCGCGCCATCTGGCGGGGCGTGCCGAAGCCGCAGGCGGATGACCTCAAGATGGCCAAGGCGCACGAGATCTGGTGCCGTCTCGGGGTGATGACGGATGCGGCGATCGCCGAGGATCTCGGCCACGACATCGAAGACGTCTATGCGCAGCGCGCCAGAGAGAAGGCGCTCCGCGCGACCTACGGCCTGCCGGACCACCAGTTCCAAGGCATTACCAATCCTTCCGGTGACGCCGAAGGCGACCCTGCCACCCCGGAGCCTTCCGAGGACAGCACACAGCCATGACCATCGTTACAGATTATGCAGATCCGTGCGCAGTGCTGCCGCGGATCCGCGAAGCCTATTACGCGCTGCTCGAGGGCAGACGCCCGGAATTGATCGAGTTCGACGCCGGCAACGGCGTCAAACGCAAGGTGCAGTATGGCAGGACCGACCTCGGCACTTTGCGCGCGGAGCTTTTGCGCCTCGAGACAATCTGTAGCCAGACCGGTGGCCTTCGCCGCCGCTTCGGCTTGCGTGCGGGAGGTTTCTGATGCCGGGACAGCTTCTCCGCCTCAGCGACCGCCTGCTCAACACGCCGCTGCTCATTCACCCGGCTAAGGCCCAGATCATTCTCGGCGCCTTGAGCGGGAGGATGGGCATCGATGCGGGTCTCTTTTCGCTGGATGAGACGGCCGAATCACCCGAGGCGAATCGATTCACTGGCACCGCTCGGCGCGCCGACGGCTCTGCATCCATGATGCGCACCGCCGATGGCGTTGCCATCGTCCCGGTGCTCGACACGCTGGTGAACCGTGGCGCCTGGCTCGACAGCCGGTCGGGGCTCACCAGCTATGAGGGGATTGCAGCCCAGTTGCGGGCGGCGGGGCAAGACCCGGAGGTACGGTCGGTCCTGCTCGATATCTCCTCGCCCGGAGGCGAGGCCGCCGGCATGGCAGGCCTGGCGGATCTGATCCGTTCGGCTCGACAGACCAAGCCATTGATCGCCTTCGTCAACGACATGGCCGCGTCCGCTGCTTACGGCATTGCCAGCGCGGCCGGTGAGATCGTCATCTCGCCCACCTCGATCCTCGGCTCCATCGGTGTGGTCATGCTGCATGCCGATCGCTCGGGCGAACTGGCGGCACAGGGCGTGAAGCCCACCCTCATCTTCGCTGGGAGCCACAAGGTCGATGGCAATCCGTTCGAACCGTTGTCGGATGCCGTGCGTGCCGACCTGCAGGCCAGTGTCGATGCCCACTACCGGCAGTTCCTCGACACGGTCGCGGCAGGACGCGGCCGCCGCCTCACTGCAGACATGGCGCGCGCCACGGAAGCCCGCACCTTCATCGGCGCTGAGGCCATCAGGCTCGGCCTCGCCGACCGCATTGCCAGCTTCGACGAGGTGTTGGCGTCTCTTTCACAGACCACCCGCCCGTCCGGGCGAAATGCTCGCAAAGGAGGGATATCCATGAGCACAGAAGAGATGGCCACCGCTGCTGATGCAGCTCCGGCTGCATCGGCAGAACCGGCACAGCCCGCGCGGCTTGAAGCGCCAGTGCCTCAGCCCGCCATCCGGCTGGAAGAAGCCGTGGCTGCCGCCCGACTGGAGGAACGCACCCGCATCCGCGCCATCGTCAATTCAGAGACCGCTGCAGGCCGGGCGAAGCAGGCCCTCGTGCTCGCCACCGAAACCGCCCTGACCGTCGCGGAGGCCGAGAAGATCCTCGCTGCATCGCCCAAGGAGACGCGCATCGAGGCGCTCGCCCAGCGCGCCGGCGCAGGCCCGGAGTTTGGGTCGAGCCGTGAAGAGCGTCCCAACCCGACTGTTCGTACCGAGGAAGGCTGGAAGCGGGCGATCGCCAATGCCAACCGCCGCTTCGCCCGAGCCTGAAAGGAGAAATACACATGACCGTTCTCGTCGAAACCCGCCACCCGGCGGAGTTCATCCTCTCGGAAGCCAACGGCCAGCGCTCGCGCGAGGCCATCACCATCGCGTCGGGCGCCGGGATCATCGCCGCCGGTACCGTGCTCGGCAAAGTCACGGCCAGCGGCAAATACGTCGCCAGCGCCGTGGGCGCCACGGATGGCAGCGAGGTGCCCGCTGGGATTGCCATCTACGGGGCGGATGCATCCGCTGCCGATGTGACCGTCTCGGCCATCGTCCGCGACGCCGAGGTGAACGGCAACTGCCTCACCTACCACGCC